AATTATTTGCAAGTTTATCAAGTCGTTCTGGACTTGTTGTTTCAATGTAAATATCTTGAGGTGATTTAGGTATAGTTGGAATAATTACAGTAGACATTCTGCGTTGTTCTCCCATTTGTTTTAGCACGGTTACTGTGTCATATCTTCCCATTATTTAGTTTCCTGTTTTTTTCGAATTCACTGTACCTGACTGACCTGTTACATCTTGTACATCACTTAATGCAGTCGGCCCTCCGGTGTTTGGCTCTTTTTTCTTTATAACATCAGGACTTTCAACATTACCCAAGAAATCACTCAACCAGTTATCTGTTCCTTCATATGGATGTCCGTCTGCATCAAAGCGTTTAGCTAATGTGAAGAATCTTCCTCCTTTTTGTGGCAAGTAATCTGTAATCATGTTGAATTGACATGCAACACTTATTTTAAAAGGAACTTGCATATTAGAACCATCCCCTTCTATGTTAATTTCCCATGATGCCTCTGTATCATAATCAAAACTAAGTGATTGCAATACAACTGGTTGCTGCACGAATAAATCACCTAATGTAAGTCGCATCCATGGTGCACGAAGTGCAATATTGCTAGAATTGCCAATGTTGTATTCCGGGGCAGTATATCCTGCTAATGCATTTAGTTTTCTCCATATGAATTTTAATTCGTCGCGAGATGTAGCAAACACATCAAAATTTAAACTGAAATCTCTGCTATAACCCGTATATGTGTAGTTGGGATCTGCCCGGCCTATCAGTGTATTAGGAGTCCATCCCGCCTGGAAACTATCACGTAAACTGCTTACAGATGCACGAAACACCATTATATCATCGCGAGTATCTGTTAAGCCATTTTGAAGCTTAGGTCCTGTTAAGTAGAATTTTATAAAGTCTTTAGTAAGTGTGTCTGAACCTATTATCTGTTGTATTCTATTATTTACTCCGTTACCTTTTAGCCAAGTTTTTTTCCATTGATATGCCTCTTTTAGTGTCCGGCCGCTGCCATCTATAGCATTATCATGGCGTTTAAAATCTATCACATTGACTTTATCTCCGCGGAATGGAAGCAATGCATCTGGGTTTACCTTTGCTATAGCACTATTCCATCCGGTTTTTTTATACCATACCGTAGAAACTTCTGAACCTGCAGTAAAATCATTTCTTATTGCATATGGATTATCATGATCGCCCCAACCCGAACCAAATTGTCCTGAAGCTTTTAGATTGAATACGGAATATGCGCCTGCTGGAGATATAGCTGCAGCTGCATATGCTGCGGCTCGGCCGGCGGAAACCAAATTTGAAACTCCGACTGTTGATACTTTTAATGCTAAATTTCTAGCTACTGCAAAAGAACCATCTGCTCTTTTATTAGATAAAAACGAAAGTGCACTTTCTACGTTTTCTCCTTGGAATACCCCACCTTCTGTATTATCTCCTTGTCGTGTTGTAGAAAATCTGCTTCTAAAATCTAAAAATTCTACGATAGAACCTAAATTAGGATCACCATTTACTGTTAGTTTAGGTGTAATTCTGGTGTTTAGCCTATTAAACGGCAATGTTCTGTAAGGCGTATCGAATATAGTGTAGTTGCTAATAGACGAATTAACTATGCTGCTAGCAAATGGTATTCCTAATCTTGCCCCAACATTGGAAGCTACTGTTCCTACGAATGCAGGAGGAACAAAATTAGAACTTTCATAGCCTCTTGTTTCTTGACTTTGACCTAATACGCCAGCAGCTGGACTCCAATTACGATATCTTTCATTTAGTTCTCCAGAATAATAAAAACTAGATTCGTCGGTGTTATACTGTGTTGGTAAAGGTACCCCACTTTCAGGATTCAGTGGTGTTTGATTGAGTGGGGATGGATATTGTATATCGTTAACACCCGTTCCTGGGCCTGAACCATCAATAGCTTCATTGTTGTTGTTAATATCCCAATCTTCTGTAAATTGTTGCGTATCTTGAGTTGTTGGATTGGGATACTGTATATCGTTTACGCCTGGAAAAAATGTTCCTGGTTGTGTGTTGTTAATATCCCAATCTTCTGTAAATTGAGTAGGTGTTGCAAACAGCGTCGGATTGGGAAATGTTACTGGTGTATTTCCATCTAGGTGTATTGCAGTTTCTTTCGAAAGATTTCCTGTTAATGTTGGATTAGGAATTGGTAGCAATCCTCCATTTAAATGTATAGGATCTTTGAATTGACGTATACCTAGTGTCGGATTAGGAAATGTTTCAAATGTAATATCATCTAAATGTATAGGATTAGCAAACTGCGGAATGCCCAATATTGGACTTTGCAAAGGTGCACCAGGAGTAACATTATCCAAATGTATCGGATTGGTGAATTGTGATTGTCCTGTGGTTGGGTTAGTCATATTGTTCCTTTACGTGTTTCCAAACATTGCAGCTACATCAGACACAGTTATTTCAAATTTACCGTAATCTCTAACAGCTCTTACAAAAGCTTGAGCAAATTGATCGGGATTCATTCCTACGCCTCCGCCACCAGATGCACCAGAAGTTACTTGATTGATTACTTCTTGTCGACGTCCTCCAAATGTTCCTCCAATTACCAAGTCATCTTTTCGATATTTTACTAGTTTTCCATTTATTGCCAAGAAGTCGTCTGCGGTACCACCGTCTTCTAATTTTGCAGCTTTAATGTCATTTATCACTGAAGCGAGTTTGTTATAACGATCTAATGTCAGCTGCAGTCCTCCTGTTTTTTCAGCCTCAGCCCGATTAGTAGAAATATCTGGAGTCGCTTGATTTCGCGTTATTTTCAGCAACTCGCGAGATAAATCACCTAATTCATTAACTTGGTCATTTAGTAGAAAACTAGAAAGTTTCATGTCTTCATTGATATCTACTTGTTCTCGGATTAAATCTTCTGTAGATCTAGTATCTGCTAAATCCATTGCTTGTTTTATCTGATCAGCAGAAGCTTTGCCACTTGCTTTTAATGTGCTTAATGCAGCTTGAAAATCTTTGCCTCCCAATTCAAACAGCTTTTCATCTGCTCCCATTTCTTCAAGCAGCTTTTTCTTCTGAAGAGCTCGGGCTAACTGATTTTCTTCCATTCCTAACAATTTAGCCATTTGTTGTCTAGCCATAACATTGTTAGTTAACGTTTCTCCTTCTTGTTCTAATATGGCATTTAAGGCATCTGCTTGTTTGTTTGCATCACCCATTAAGGCAGCTTCTCGGAATGCATTTGTTAAACTTTTACCTTTTAAGTCCGCGCGTGCATTTTCCCCTCCAATCAAACGTCTACCACTTAGCAATTGATATTCTAGTTCATCGCCGATGCTAGATTCTATGTTTAACATTTTGTTACCAATACTAGAAACCTGATCAAGAGTTAGTCCTAAGTTTCGGCCTTTTATTGCAGCTAATTCTAAACTTCCACCCATTCGTCCAAATTGCAACTGTGTAGATGCTGAACTTTTGCCGATTTCTTCTGTTATCACTAGAAATGAATTTTGTGTACCTAGTGCTATATCCATAGCATTTGCCATCTCCTTAGTAGCATTTAATTGAACTGCCGCATTTTTTCCTCGTTGAGTAGCATAATATGTAAATTCTTCTGCAGCCTTTGCTTCTAACCCCATGTTAGTAACTAGTACTTTTTGTACAGCTTGTAATCCGCCATATCGTTCTCCTTCTGCTTGGTTTAATATGCTTAATGATGGAATAACATTGTTTATTGAACTAGCATATTGTATAGCTTGTTTAGAACTAAGATTATATAAACCTGCAGACTTGCTTAGTTGTTGACTTAATTTAGCTGCGTTAATTATACTAACACCAAATGTTTTATTTAAACTTTTATTTCTTTCTTCAAAATACCTTGCTCTTTTTGATAGATCGATTAGATTGTCTGATACTAATCGATCCAATGCTAAACGTTTTTCTAGTCCCGTAAGATATGTAGCATTTGTGTCGGTTAAAGCCTGAACAGACGTCTGTAACTGGTCACGGACATTGCCGGAGATTTGCTCGGTAGCTGTTTGAATAGCTGCAGCAGTTGAGTTAACTATATTTTTAAGAGCACCCCAAGCTTGCGTAAAGTCCGACAGCCCCCCTTGACCTTGCCTTGGACGTTGTTTTAAACCACGTATAAAATCCGCATGTTGTTTGTTGTTCTGCATAATATATTAATAAATATCTGAATTATCGTTTTGTTGGAAGCGGTTTGCTAGTTTTTGTGTTGGCTTTTTTTATAGCAGCTTGTTGTGCATCCACAATATCATTGATTTTCTTAACCCAGTATTTTCTTAAAAAAATAGGCATATGATATAGTGTATGCCAATCCCAACGACCTTCTCCGAACCAAACTAGTTCAAACAATGACTCATGAAGTTGTACTCGATACTGAGCATTAAACCCAGAAAAAATCTGCTCCGATGGGAAACCCGGCAGTAAAAGTGCCTCCTTGTTCACCTTCGAATTCAACTGTAAAATCTAATCCTGGAGCATTTTCTGCATAATACTTTCGAAAATTTCTAGAATCGCGAGCCATAAATTTATATTGTACAAATTGTTCTATATGATCTGCAGATCTTGAATCATTTACTTGTGTTATAACCGTTTTAGCAAATTCAGAAGGCGATTTATCTGATATATCTGCAACATTGTATTTAAATTTTATGACGTCCGTATCGGTTTTATATTCAAATTCTCCCTGGTCATCTGCAATCAATGTGAATGGTTTTGCTTGTATTTTGTCTAGTTGTATGGTTCTAGAAATTTGATTTTTTGTTTCTGGATCAGTTACGGTTACATCATATTCTGACCCATATGATAAAATTCGTATATACAATAAAAGTGCGTCTTTGTCATAGGATGAAAGATCTGAAACATTGAACTTTGTTAGACTGATTGACTCTATTAATTTATCAATCATAACGCCTTCTCGTATATATGACAAATTGGTTAGTATGTCTTCATCATATGCAGTCATGTATCGCATTTCTATTTTACCTTCTCGCAATACATGATCTTTCGGATATATTTTTCCTCCAGATGCTAACGGCACAATAATACTTGGAAGTGTCGATCTTTGTTGTTTTTCGTATTCAGCTCGAGCCATTTGTGCGGCGGAACTAGTTGAAAATTTTTCTGTCATTTTACTCATTTAAATCCTTTTTATAACTTTATTATAAATATGTTCGAACATAAAAAATGGGTAATACTAAACATACTACCCATTAAAAAAATATTATTAGAAGCTTAAGAATGCCCAATCATATCGAAGTGTCAATGATATTTCCTGAACATCTGTTTCGGCTCCCCAATCGTAAGACCCGAATTCTGCACTAGTAATAAATGCTCCGTTCAATACCCATTCTTCAACACGTTCGCCTAATGGTGATAGTTGATACAATTTGATTTGTTTTTTATAAAAATCTGAATACCCATCTCTACCAGTTGCAGACTCATGGTGTAGACGTATCCATTCCATTACAGCTTGTGCACCTGATGGTACAATTGCATCATACAATGTTATATTCAATGTTTGCCAACTAGATTTACCTTTAACATAGCGTTTAACGTTAATCATGTCTAAGGCAATTTCTTGATTTTCTATTTTAGGTTTATCTGCCATCTTAACTAGATACGCAGGAATACCTGTGTCTGCCATTGACAATATAAACTGATGTTTCTTTTTAGGTTCCCATGAAAACGCCTTTTGAAATAGACCATTTTGGTCGACGGCGTCCAGGGCTGGGTTTAAGTTATCTTCTAAAGCCATATTTTATCCTTGTTATTTTTATATAAATATATCAAACAGTAAAAAAGGTAGAAATAAATCCTACCTTTCTTTGTATTAGTTGATGTTGTTTAGACCGAATCAGGGAATGAAGCACCTGTTGGTTGAATATTAAAGTCTAATACTATGAACTCTGCAGTTCTAGTTGGTTGTAAAAATAACTGCCCATATAAAATATTTTGATCTATTAAATCCGGTGTATTATTTGTTTGATCCATTACTGCTCGGAATGCATATAATCCTTGTTCTGATCTAACTCGCTCCAAATATGGATTAACTATGCTCAAGAATCTGTCTCTTGTTTGGTTTGTGTTTTGTTCAAATACCAAATATCTTGTACTAGATGCAATAAACTTCTTAACCGTGATAAGCAATCTTCTAACATTGACTCGATCTAATGCACTTGGACGAGCTTGAAGTGTTTTTTGACCCCATATACATACTCCCTCATTTGCAAAATATGCAATTGGGTTTACGCGAGCTTCATACAACGTGTCTCGATCGGTCTGAGTTAATTTTTGATATGTATCACTTGCATTCACAACACCTCTAGTTAAGCCGGCTGGTGCAAACCACGGCCTTGCTACTGCGTCATTATTTGATAATACGCCTGGTAGAATAACTGATGGCGGTACCCAAATTGGTTGATTTCGAGTAGGGTTTTTAATTTGAACCCACGGCCAATATGTTGCAGTATAATTATTATCTAAATTGGTAACTTGTGTTACTACTGTTGATATAGTGTCTGTTAATTCGTTCGAATCCATTACATAGAATGTGTCTTGCCTGTCTCTAACAAAACTACGAACTGCGGTAGAAACATTGCTATGCAAACTGTCAATAATACCAGGTGTTACTATGAGGTTCATATCATAATAATCAGTATTGCTTAGTATGGTAAGAGCTTTTTGATAAGCCTTTGTCCCGGTAGCA